GCCCCCCTGATCTGAATGCCCAAGCGCGCCACGGCAAAGGCGACGAAGCCCGCAGGGAAGCGGGCGGCAAAGGCGTACGAGGCAGTCAAGGAACGAGCACGGGCGATCGCGGCAGCGAGATCGCTCAGCGGACGCGACATCGGCTCGATTCCCCGCATCGCCGACCCGAAGCGCCGGGCCGCGTGCGCCCGCGACCTTCGGAAGTTCTGCGAGACGTACTTCCCCGAGCTCTTCGCCCTCGCCTGGTCCGACGACCATCTGAACGTGATCGCGGTCGTCGTGCGGGTCGTCCTCGAGGGCGGTCTGTTCGCGTTCGCAATGCCGCGCGGCTCGGGCAAGACGACGCTGATCGAGGTCGCGGTTCTCTGGGCGGTGCTGTACGGATACCGGCGGTTCGTCGTCGTGATCGGCCCCCACGGTGATCACGCGACGCAGATGCTCGAGTCGATCAAGATCCGGCTCGTCACGAACGACGCTCTGCTCGCGGACTTCCCGGAGGTCTGCTACCCGATCCGGAAGCTCGAGGGCATCGCGCAACGGGCGGGCGGCCAACTGTGCCAGGGGAAGGCGACGCGCGTCGGATGGTCGTCGGACTTCGTGCGCATGCCGACGATCGACGGGAGCGCGGCCGCTGGCGCGATCATCGCGGTCCGGAGCATCACGGGTTCGATCCGCGGGATGAAGGTCGATAGGCCCGACGGCTCATCGGCGCGCCCCGACCTCGTTCTGATCGACGACCCTCAGACCGACGAATCGGCGCGCAGCCCCAGCCAGTGCGCCGAGCGGGAGCGGGTGATTCAGGGCGCGATCCTTGGCCTCGCCGGTCCCGGCAAGAAGATCGCGGCCCTCGCGACGGTCACGGTGATCTGCCAGGACGATCTGGCCGACCGGCTTCTCGACCGCAAGCGGTATCCGCAATGGCAAGGGCAGCGGATGCGCATGCTCTACGCGATCCCGACGAACGAGAAACTCTGGGCCGAGTACGCGAAGGCCCGCGAGCAAAGCCTCGAAGAGCACGGGGACATCCGCGACGCGACGGCGTTCTATCGCAACAACCGGAAGGAACTTGACGCCGGGGCGGTCGCGGCGTGGCCGGCACGCTTCAACCCCGACGAGGCGAGCGCCGTTCAGCACGCGATGAACTGGAAGATCGGGAGCCCGGCCGCGTTCTGGGCCGAGTGCCAGAACGACCCCGCGGCGTTCACGACGGCCGGGACGGACGAGCTCAAGCCCGACGACATCGCCTCGCGGATCACCCGCATCCCGCGCGGGATCGTGCCGACTTGGGCGACGCGGCTCTCGATGTTCATCGACATCCAGAAAAACGCGCTCTACTGGCTCGTAGCGGCGTGGTCCGACGACTTCAGCGGCACGATCATCGACTACGGGACCGAGCCCGATCAGCGGACGCATTACTTCACCTACCGCGAGGTCCGGCGCACGCTCTCGGCCGCGGCACCGGGCGCGGGGCTTGAGGGCTCGATCTTCGCCGGCCTCGAGCGACTGACCGAGTACACGCTCGGGCGCGAGTGGAACCGGGACGGCGGCGGCGCGGCAATGCGGATCGAGAAGTGCCTGATCGACGCCAACTGGGGCCCGACGTCGGCCCTGATCTACAAGTTCTGCCGGCAGAGCCAGTACGCGAACGTCATCACGCCCTCGCACGGCATGTACTACGGGGCGACGAAGACGCCGATCTCGCAATACCGGACGCGGGTTGGTGAGCGGAAGGGCGAGAACTGGTACATGCCGGCGCCCGAGGGGAAGAAGGCGATCAGGCACGTCGTCTTCGATACGAACTGGTGGAAGTCCTTCGTCGAGACCCGGCTCGCGACGGCCATCGGCGACCCCGGCGCCCTGACGCTGTTCGGCGACGAGCCGCGGCTTCACCGGATGCTCGCGGATCAACTCACGGCCGAGCGGAAGACGCCGGTCGAGAGCAAGGGCCGGAAGATCGACGAGTGGAAGATCCGGGCGCCGGGGCGGGATAACCACCTGCTCGATGCGACGGTCGGCGCGGCGGTCGCGGCCTCGATGCTCGGATGCCAACCGCCGGGCGGGGCGCGCGAGGTCGAGACGAAGCGGAAACGGGTTCCGCTCTCGCAGATGATGCGGAGGTCCCCATGATCGATCCGCGCGATCATGTCGGGCTCGCCTACACGGGCGCCGCGGTGCTCGCCGACCGATGGGGCGGGGAACGCGACGAGTGGGTCGGGTTCGCCTACGAGGTCGTCGTCAAGGCCGCGAAGTTGTACGACCCGGCGCGGGGCGCGTTCTCGACCTACGCGATCGCCTCGATCCGGCTCTCGGGAACCCGCGAGGCTCATCGGCGGCGGGGGGATCAATGGCGCGCGCCAGAAGAGAAGGGCCCTCGCCGGCAGGTCTGGACACGGCTCCCGGTGCAGGGTGGCGTCAGTGGGGAGGCTGAGGCGATCCCGGCGAGAGCGGAACAGCCTGAACCCAGCGAGGTCCTCCGCGGTCTGATCGTCGTCCTCTCGCCCCGTCACCGCCGGGCGGTCGAGATGCGGGCGAAGGGCGCGAAGCTCGATGCGATCGGCACCGCCCTCGGAGTCACGAAAGAGCGAGCGAGGCAGATCATCGCCGAGGCGATCGAGGAAATGCGAAAGCACGGCCGGGAGGGCGAGTAGTGCCGAGGCAGCGTGAAAAGCCCGCCATGACGCCCCAGGGTGAGCCGAAGGGCCTCGTCTGCGCCCGGTGCGGGTGTCATCACTTCTCGGTCATGCGCGTGATCCATCTCCCCAGGGGGATCGTCGTTCGCATCCGCGAGTGCCGCGCATGCGGGCGCGCGATCCGGACGCGCGAATCGATCTCGTGACGATGTTCGATTTTGCTATCTATCGCACATTCTGAACCGTAATCCGTTCGCCGACTTGGTTTTGGCATTTCTCCGAGTGATGACTCTTGCGCACGCGCACCTGCGCCGGAGTCCCCGCATTGGCCGAAGACACGACCATCAGCGATGCGATCAAGGCGAACGCCGCTGGCCCGAAGGCCGTGCGCGGGGACGAGGCCGAGGTCACTCAGCACTCGCTTCCCGACCAGATCGCCGCTGACAAGTACCAGAAGGCGAATGCCGCGATGGCCGGTGGTCCCCTGGGCGGGGTCCGGGTTGGCCGTCTCGTCCCTCCCGCCTCGACGGGGCCCCGATGCCGCTGAAGATGCCGACATTCCTGTCGCGCTTCGCCGGCCGCGCGGCCAAAGTCCCCTTGCGCGGCGGGAGCGTCTGGGTCCGCGCCCGCTACGACGGGGCGATGACGACGGACGAGAACCGCAAGCATTGGAGCAACGCCGACTTTCTCTCGGCCGACGCGGCGAACAACCCCGCGGCACGCCGGATGCTCCGGATTCGTACCCGCTACGAGGTCGCCAACAACTGCTACGCCCGCGGGATCACGCTCACGCTCGCCGATGATGTCGTCGGCACCGGGCCCCGGCTGCAAATGAGCACGGGCGACGAGAGCACCGACGCGGCTCTCGAGGCGTCCTGGCGGGCATGGTCCCGCGCGGTCGGGATGCCCGAGAAGCTCCGGACGATGAAGCTGGCGAAGACCGGGGACGGCGAGACGTTCGCGCTCATGTCGCCGAACATCGGCATCCCTCACGCGGTCAAGCTCGACTTCAAGCTCGTCGAGTCCGATCAGGTGTCGTCGCCATTCCTGAACTTCTGGGGCGAGCCCGGCAAGATCGACGGGATCATCTTCGACGACTTCGGCAACCCGATCGAGTACCACGTCCTCAAGCGTCACCCCGGCTCGATGTACGGCCTCGCGACGCTCGAATACACCAAGGTCCCGGCTTCGAGCGTGATCCACTGGTTCCGCCAGGATCGCCCCGGCCAGCACCGCGGCATCCCCGAACTCACGCCCGCGCTCGCGCTCTTTGCTCAGCTGCGCCGGTACACGCTCGCGGTTCTGCAAGCGGCCGAGACGGCGGCGCAGGTCGCGGGCGTTCTCGAATCCACGGCTGCTGCGGCCGAGAGCGATAAGGCGCCGGAGCCGCTGAGCGTCGCCGAACTTGAGCGCAACACGATCATGACCATGCCGGACGGCTGGAAGTTGAGCCAGCTCAAGTCCGAGCAGCCGACGACGACGTACAAGGAGTTCAAGGCCGAGCTGATCAACGAGATCGCCCGCTGCCTGAACATGCCGTACAACATCGCGGCGTGCAACTCGTCCGGCTACAACTACAGCTCGGGGCGGCTCGACCACCAGACCTACGACCGTTCGATCTCCATCGAGCGTGACCATTGCGAGCGGGTCGTG